GATCTATTGGTACACATCAGAAGATTGTAGTGATACAAACCTTAATGAATCGTTACAATGTAGAGAAATGGTCAGCTTGGGGAAGAGCTAATAGAGTTAAATTAGGTGCATGGTTATTAGATTGTATTATGGAAACCAGTGGTTGGTTTTACAAAGATACTAGGCAGGAAGGCAGGCGTAAGGTTAACTATATAATGCCTACACCTGAATTCTTATCAATCAAAGATAAGGTGATGAAGGATAGTGAGTTATTTGCTCCATTATCTTGGCCTATGTTGATTGAACCTAACGACTGGACTAACGAAAGGGCAGGCGGTTATCTACTCAATGAGGTGATGCGTGGCAACCCTATGGTTAGGCGTGGACAGTCACCATGTATACAGGGAGAAATACCAGTCGCTTTCTTGAATCGTATTCAGAAAGTTGGGTATCGACTTAACTCATTCACAGTGAACGTTGCAAAGACGTTACAAGAGAAAGGAGTTAGTGTTGATAAGTTTATCCCTATAGTTGAAATGCCTCTACCACCTAAACCAGTAGATATAGCAGAGAATAAGGAAGCTCGTAAGAGTTACCGGAGAGCCGCTGCAGAAGTTATGAACACTAACGCTAATGCGTTCAGACGTTCATGTAGAACGCGGATGACTATGGAAGCTGTGAGGAGGTTTTATGATAAAGAGAGGTTCTATATACCTTGGTCTTTTGATTATAGAGGTAGGGCTTATCCTATACCCGCATTTCTTACTCCACAGGATACCGACTTTGGTAAGTCACTCATTAGATTTTCTGATGAATCAATTGTTACTCCTGAAGCTGAAGATTGGCTAGCTTTCCAATGTGCTACTACTTATGGTCTTGATAAAGCTACCATGTCAGAGAGGTTAGACTGGACTAATGATAATGTTGGTCTTATTAGTAAGATTGCTTTAGATCCTATTGATAATTTACCTGAATGGGAAGCTGCTGAAGAACCATTTCAATTTTTAGCAGCTTGCGATGAGTACTATCATTGTGTTGTCTTAAAAGATCGCAAAACAACTGGTTTACCTGTAGCAACAGACGCTACATGTAGTGGTCTACAGATCCTTGCTGGATTAGCAAGAGATAAAAAGACTGCAACACTCGTCAATGTTGTAGCCTCTGATAGGCCGCAAGACGCTTATAAGGTTGTAGCAGAAGTAGCTAAATGGAACTGCCCTGCACACATACAGAAAGTAATGGACAGGAAAACGGTCAAAAGGACCGTCATGACAGTGCCTTACAACGCTAAACCTTATTCGAATCGTTCCTATATTAGGGATGCACTCTCTGAAATAGGAGTAGAGATTGACAAGGATGACCTGACAATAACAGTAAAAGCTGTTCGTGATGCTATGCATCGTGTTGTACCAGGACCTATGTCAGTCATGAAATGGATAGAAGATGAAGTATCTAAGGCTATTAGCCGTGGTTTAACTGAATTAGAATGGGTCACACCGTCTGGTTTTGTAGTTAACCAAAAGATAATGAAGAAAGAAGTAAAGACTATGCAGTTACAACTGTTAGGTCTTTGTAAAATCTCCGTCGCCACGGAAGATAGTGATGAAGTAGACAGGGCTAGGCATAAAGCAGCTACTGCACCTAACCTAATACACTCATTAGATGCTTCTCTTTTACACCTTAGCGCTACCAGATTTGCAGCGCCTATCGCATTAATACACGATAGTGTCCTGTGTAGAGCTACTGATATGTCCATACTATCTAGTTTAGTAAGAGAAACCTACATGGAACTCTTTGCTAAGCAAGATTATTTAACTAACTTTGCTTCTCAAATAGGAGCAGAGACTGAGCCACCGATTATCGGAGACCTTGAACCGGAATCCGTAATTGAATCCACTTATTTTTTCTGCTAAATGTATTCACTTTTTGATTATGCCTTTGGCCCTACTAGGATAGTAGTTGTCTCTGAAGAGAGACTACAAGCTGCTGAACGTAAGGCTAAAGAAGACCAAATAGAAGCTGTTGATGTACGCATCAATGAATTGACTAAGTATAGATCCGAGTTAACTGCACAACTGAAAGAGTTAACACCAGTTAAACCTGGTAAAGATTTAGATGCACTAGACCGTGAACCTCAATCATTAGAAGAGGCATTAACGGGGGAGTGTGATGTCTAGGACTATACACAAAACTGACAAACCTGTAACCCTTGAGGGATTTCAAGCCGTACTTGCACCCAGTAAATTCGGTTACTCTCTTGCTGCTGTAGTTGGTGAGGATATCATCAGTGTACTAGAAGAAGAGAGAGCTGATGTTCTCAAGTGGGCTGAATCTAAATTAAAAAATCCTAAGAGATCCACGTTAAAGCCCGAGCCGTGGGAAGAAGTCTCTAAGGGTAAGTATAAAATTAAATTTTCTTGGAATGCCGAGAATCGTCCGCCCGTGGTAGACACAGAAGGTACGCAAATTACAGATGAAAAAACACCTTTATATGGAGGATCTACTGTTAAACTTGGTTTCTATCAGAAGCCGTACATTCTCAGGGATGGAGTTACCTATGGTAGTTCTCTTAAGCTGGTTGGTGTACAGGTTGTCTCAGTGAAAGGAGATGCCGGTGTAGATACTGGAGACTTAGACGCTACGGAAGTAGCAGAGCTATTCGGTAATACATCTGGGTTTAAGACAGCTGATCCTAATGTTGTATCTGATTCAACACCCTGTTCAGTAGAAGATGATGACGACTTCTAAAGATGAGTCCCTTGAATGGGCTAAGAAAGCTTATAAAAAGTTAAAGGATAAAAAGGATAAACCTATTAAGTTCAGATCTAAATTAGAAGAGAAGGTAGCAGATCTTCTATCTAACTTAGGCATCTCTTATGAGTATGAGAATGAAAAACTCAGCTATATTATTAAGCATAATTACATTCCCGATTTTCGCCTCTCTAATAATGTCTACTTGGAAATTAAAGGGTATTGGGACCCCGAAGACCGACGTAAGTGTCTTGCAGTCAAGAGGGATAACCCCGATATAGACTTAAGGATGGTATTTCAATCACCTTATAACACAATAACAAAGAAAAGTAAGACTACATATGCGAAATGGTGTGAAAAGCATGATATACTTTGGACTTCCTATAAAGATATACCACTTGATTGGTTAAAATAATGACCGAAAGTGATTTCGTAAGGCATATGCCCTGCGATAATTGTGGGTCGTCAGATGCTAATTCTTTATATACTGACGGCCACACTTTCTGTTTTGTGTGCCATCACAGGACAGGTAATAATGATGTTATTCACAGTGAACAGATGTCACAGACTGTTTATTTAACAGGCGAAGCTGAAAGGCTGAAGAAACGTAATATTTCTGAGAAAACTAATAAGTTCTATCAGATTTATAGAG